CTCCAAATAGATCAGAAGCGACAATCGCCGCTAGACCCAGTGATGCCGCCCAGAAACGACGACTCGTGATAAGTGATTTTACTTTGCTCATAATACTCTCCTAGTTAAAAAATAACCTGTTAAAAAAACCCTGTCGTCTAGGATAAACATATATCTTAGCTTCGGGTTCAAAATACTGAATGTTTGGCTCGGCAGGAGCCTGTTGTGAGCTTCCATGAAATGGACACTCAACCATCTTGCCACTTCCGGGTGCGTCCGGTCTTTCGTATTGACCAGTCCCCTGACAGATACATTTTTCTGGATCAGGATCAGGACTAAGCGGAACGTCAGGATCGGGAGTAGGATTTACTCCCAGTATTGATGACTCTGCTTTATCAAAAGCATCCTTCGTGTTTACTATTTTAGCATTAATTTCATCGTTTGACACAACATCTTTTGGTAATTGCGACTTTATTTGGTAAAAAACCATAGCTGCAATCAGACCAAACCCTATAAGCACTTTTGTTGAAGTGTTCATTAAAATACCTCGTTTATTGTATAGTTAATTTCTTTAGCGGGGAACCCTTCTACGTTTGAGAATACCCATCCACCGCCCTCAGACAACATACCGCGAGCGTCTTTCTCACGAATCCAGAAACTTCCCTCTGGTTGATCGTGAACTTTCGCCCCAGTGTTCCAGATGCCCCAACTATTTTGAACCAAGAAAAGGGTTTCATTCAGTCTTTTCCTAGTGTCATCACAGGCAATCCAAGCCATGTCATGATTCCAGCCAGCACCTCTAGCGGCAATTCCATTCTTATCGCGACGAGATGAAAATCCATAACCAGAACAAACGCCTAAAGCGTAACCGTTTGCTAGAGCGTCTCTAGCTTCTTCGATAGTTCTAATATTGGAAACAGTTTTAACCTGATGTTTTTGAGCCTCGTCCTTGAAAATCTGACGAGGAATCATTTTTCTAGCTCCCAGCTTGGAGTTGTACACAGACAGGTCTATCATTCCATAGTCTTTACGAAGTAGGATACCGCCTTGTTCGCTAACATATCTAGCAGCACCGCTGCATGTCATACCTTCGGAACTCCACGGGCGGGACTGGTAAATACTCTCAGTTGCCCCGCGTGCCACAAACTCTTCTCTTTCTCCAGCAATATCTATCTCCACCGCCCTTGTGATGTCTATAGCGTTGCGTGTGGCGTGAGCCACGCAGTCTCCCGTGGTTTGTGTCTCGACCGGCCCGAAAGCAGGGTCGAATTTTAAAAGCGATTTAAACGGCAATGAGAGCTTCCCAGCCCCACTATCTCTTAGACCGTGAGCAGCAGCACCAAATATAGGCATAGGTAGTTCGCCCAGTAGTTTAGCTGCATCTTCTGCATCACAAACACTTCCAATGTATCCGTTTCTATAATGATTTAAAATCTTTCTTGGCGACTTAAAGTTTAAGTCCATTTAATAGCTCCTTTGCTGAATTTTCCCATGTGAATTTGCTTGCCGTAATAATACCTTGTTCGTTTTGCTTTTGGCTTGCGGGCGTTGTAAAATGATTAAATCTCATATGCTCTATAAGCGTTTCTTTTTCAGAATTTCCAAACTTTGCCCACTCTCCCTTGCTTCCATCAAAAAATACACCATCGTAGGCTTTCTCTCTTTCAGGCATCTCTATTAGGTGAGAGTTCGAATCGTTGCAAAACTCAGTGTGAGCAGAGTAATTGGTTGCGATAACTTGTTTTCCACAGGCCATCATCTCCAATAACTCAAGATTCCAACCCTCTGCCCTCGCGGGGAACACACCACAATCAACTCTTCGCATGATGTTATACACATCTTCATGCGTTTCTTGCCTTGGAATGAATTTGATTTTGTTGCCCAATTTAGAATTTTTGTAAAGATTTTTCCATTGTTCGTTCATTTGTCCTATAAATGGATTGTCGCACATCATCCACAATTCTACATTATCTTTTGGTTCAAAAGCTGCGTTAAAACACTCAAGTAGAACATCGTGACCTTTGCGAACTTCCCACTTTCCACAATTAAAAAATATTGTTTTATCGTCGTTTCTTGAAGGTGTTGGTTTGAAAATCTGAGTATCTACACCAAGAGGCACAACGTGAGTTTTTGGAGGAAGTTTAGGACGACCATCTGCCTTGTAGTATCCAAAATTACTACCATTGACAATACTCTTTGCCCATTTTGAGCAAACAAAAAGCCTGTCACAGTGCGACATGCTCAATTTTTCTTCTTCGCTAAATTCTGTTAGTTCAAAGATAGGAAAGCCAATATGCTCTCCTTTTCCGATTTGAGTATGTACATCGTTCTGATGCCACATCCTTACTGATGGGAACGCAAGCAACTTCAAACGGTTCTTCAAACCCTTTTCGATATATTCGTCAGTAAATTCTGGTTTAGAAATAGGGTACAAAGCAGCGGATGGATGAATCTTTATAATCTCTTTAAAAATGTTGTATCCAGCTACTCCATACCCTAAGCTATTGATAGGGGCTTGAAAATTTATCATAATAGTCCTTTAGTCTGTGAAACGTCTACTCTTTATTATAGATAGATCACAAGCAAAGGACACATATAAGATTTATTTTAAGCAGATTTTATACGGATCAGGAAGTCTTAAAACAGAGGTTCCATTAATCGGGGTAACAATGTATCTTTCATTGTATTTTTTTACGGCAGCACCGAAACAAATCACCCCAACAACCTTACCTTTGTAAATTATCGGCCCTCCAGAATCACCTTGGATTGCCCAAGAATGAATAACGTGACCTTTACCATTGATGGTTTCTCCACCATAAACCGCGTTCCAGTGTCTTAACTTACCTGTGGCATATCCAGCCATTTCCACCTTATCGCCATACTTAATCTTTTCGTTTGACATTTCCATCACAGGAACATCGTCAGGAATGACAGCTTCGATCAAAGCTATATCGTTGTAACTATCAAACCTGTAAAATGAATTATGAACTACTTTCCCGTTTTTGGTTACTTTGCCATTTTTAAACAAAATGGTCATTTTCGTCTTCTCGTTTTTTACACAATGACTGGCGGTTAAGATTAACCCGATGTAGTTATCCCCATCGTCTCTTATAAACTTTACTACAGTTCCACTTCCAGCTATTCCGTCACCCTGCACCTGAACAACGCTGTTGTGGTAGCTTTTCTCTGGAGTAATGTTCCAGTGTTGAGCCTCAACACTTCCGCAAAAACTTAAAACACACGCTACTAATAAAACGATTCTAAACATATCTACCTTTCTTTTAAAAACACGCTATGTTTTTATACACAACATTTTAAGAAAGAAGGGTTTTCTTCTACATAATTAGAAACCCTTAGACATTAATAAGGGGGATTTTATCAACATTACGAAAGACAATCTCTAAACAAGGACTCAAAAGTTATATGCTTACAAGGATCGTACTTTAGAAGTACAGCTTGGTTTGCTTCAGATTTTTTCATACCAATTGAAACTAACGCTCCCACAGCATCCGTTTGAACTGGAGAAAAAGGAGTGGGTTTAGTCTTGGTTTTAGTTACAGACACAGGTTTTTTAAATTTCTTCTTGCGAAGATTAGAAGATTTTTTAACACGCGGTGTTTTAAAAACAACCTTGGTTTCGGTATTTGTTTTGTAAACTATTTGAGGTGGCGATTGCACGTATTTAATTTTAGTTATAGTTGCTGGGCGAGGCCATACCGCTGCGATTTCTTTTAGAAGAAGCATGAAAAACGGGAAAGCAAAAAAACACCCGAAAACTAAAACCATCGTTGAATTCCAAGTTCCCATATTCTGCATAATAACACCCTTTTAATTAGTTTTTTTAAACGCGAAGTCTTTGTTCTGAAGTCTTTGTATTTCTTTTTGTAAAAGATGGAGTTCTCTTTTATCTCGTTTTTCTAGGCAGTTTTCCGCTTTAGTAGCTAAGGATTTTTGCTTATTTTTTTTCATCTTTTGTTTTGATTTTTTCTTTGCGTGTTTAATCTGTCTATGTGATTTGGTCATGCTTGTTCCTGTTATTTGGTAATTTCTTAGTTAGTTTAAGGCGAGACTTGTTTAGGCTTTTGATGGTTTTATTAAGTTTTTTCAATTCACTATGATTCAACGTGTTTTCACAACGCCACCGAAGGTGAGAAATATGCTCATCAATTTCAGTAATTTGGTCTATTAGGTTTTTATTACTCATAGTCTTTCCAATAAAAGGCGAGCGAAGGCTCTTGTCGCACTGGGATTCCTCTAACGGTGTTGATCACAACTAGCCCAGTGATACATCAACTCTCTGCAAGAGCCTTAACGCCTTTGTGATTAATTCGATTTATAAGGTTTTACAAGTTTAGAAAAGGTTCGAGGAACCACTGTAACGTCAGTTCTTTTAATTCCATCTCGTTCCCAATTTTTTTGCCTAAGACGACCAGTGATCATAACCCTATCACCCTTTGACAATTCTACATTCTTGGCGTAACTTGCGTGACCGCCCCACCCATCAATGTCCATATAGATAGTTTCTTCTTTATTGCTGCCTACGTTTTCATTAACAGCAATCCTAAAGTGAACCAAATCACGATCCTGAATATTTTTGTATTCTGGGTTCTTGGTGAGATTTCCTGTCAGACTAATTCTGTTGTTGTACATTTTTAAAACTCCCTAAAGTATTTATAATTTAACACGAATTACTTACATCCATGTTTTAACGCCTCTTCGTATCCTATTATGTATTAACATCGGCTGTTTGTCAACCTAAAATATATGTTTTTCTAAACATTCTTTTAATTGTGTATATGTTAATACCAACCACATCTTTATTATAGGACTAAACCTATGTTTAGCAAGAAGAATTTATACATTTTTTTGACTTTATTTTTTTCAACCATGATACTTCTGACCTCTATTAAACCTGCCAGAACATGCACTCAGTGCGATTGTCCCATCTATTTCGAAATAGAAAACTCTGGCGAAATAGAAATTTTTAGAGAATCGTTACTAGCTAGAATGTTTTCTCTAAATACTAGCTTTTTACATCTTTCCTGCGTTAATGACTACCTTCGTGATCACCCTATAGAAAGGGATGAAGAGGGAAATATTATACCAAAAATATAAAAATGGGGGTAGTTATGGTCATATCCCCCTTGACGTAGCAGCTTTCGCCCCATTCCTACACTACACTAGAAAGGTGTTGATGCTTCAGAGTCTACTTCTGTATAGTCTGAAGTGCTTCCTTGCGACGAGGTTGGTTTAGGTCTTGAACCTAAGTTAATTTCCTCGGCAACTACTTTCAGTTTAGACCGCTTTTGCCCGTCTGTTTCCCAAGTTTCAAACTTTAGTCGTCCGACCACTGTAATTTGGGTTCCTTTGGTTAGATACTGTGCAAGACTTTCAGCTTGCTTGCCCCATAGTGTTACGTCCGTAAAGGTGGGTTCTTCAACCTTTTCGTTCTTGTTTTTGTCGAAATAGGTTCGATTAGAACACATTCCAACATCTGCTACAGCAGTTCCGTTTGCAAGATGCCGCAATTCGGTATCTCTAGTAACTCTTCCAGAACCAATCCACTTGTTTAAATCACTCATAAAACTCTCCTTCAATTAACATGTTTAGTTTTTAATAATAAGTAGCTCGTTGACCTTTGGCATAACTGCTACCGGAATCACCAAAGTAGCCGGAACAACTGCAACGCTAGACACTTCACAGCAACCCATCACCCGTGGACGAGCCTGCATAACCTTGTTAACGCCTCGACGAACTCGGCATGGTGCTGATTTTACAGCTTTCACAGTTCTACTC